TCCATTATCTTCTGCGAATCATTAGCTTCGATCGCTTGTTTAAGGGAAACTTTGACCTGTTCTCTTTGAGCATCTACTCTAGCATCAAACTCTTTTAAGTTTTTTTGATCTAAAGCGTCATACTTTTTGATAGTAGTATCATACTTCTTTTGTAAACCTTTAGCATAATCTGTAGCTGCTCTTTCTCTACGCTTAGCTTCATTTACTTGATAAACTAATTTATCAATTCTTTTTTGATAATTAGTTGATTGTTCCTTAAGATTATCTACAGGTTTTTCTTGTTTAACTTCCTTTTTTTCTTCAGGTTTAGTTTCAACTTTTTCTTCTTGAACCTCTACACCCTCTGGAAGTTTTTCTTTTTTCTCTGATTTGTCGTGACTTGTATATCCTAAATCAACTTCTCCTAAGTTGAGTTTAGGAGTTTCTTCTTTTTTGTTCTCTTCCTGTTTGACTTCAACACTTTCTTCTTTGACGCCATCAGTATCGAGTTGTACTTCTTCTTGAGGTTTTTTATCCTCAGCGGTTACTTCGACCATTTTATCCTCCTTTTAAAACAAGTGGAGGATATCTTTTGGATCTTTAATAGTACCTATTATCTCATCATCATTAAGAATTCTATGTTCACCGTATTTCGTTTGAAATCGATTACCAACATATCTACCATACATAATAAACTGGCCCTCTTTACACCAAGGACCATTTGGAAATTTTTTCTTGTCTTTGTAACAAAGATCTCCCATTTTAACTACAAGTGCACAAACAGTTGTCATTTGAATTTTTTCACTTGTATCATCTGTTAAAATTATGCCTCCCTCAGTTTTCTTTTCTCCAGAATAAGGACGCACCAACATTCTGTAGCCAACTGGGTCGGGTAGTTGTTTAAGATATTCTTCTATGCCTTTGGGATCTGTAGGAACTTTTGAATTTTCCTCTGACTTTTTTTGTCCTTTCGGAACTAAAAGTGGTTTAGGTTTTATCAAACTGACCATCGTTATCCTCCTTTTGCAAGCTTTTTATATCTTGAAGCAGTGACTCTAAGCCACTGATCTTACCTCGACAATACATTAGTTTGTCTATGGTATCAACCCCATATATAAGATGGTCTTTTTCTCTTTCAACCTGTTTTTTAATTAAATTTTCTATTGCTTGTTTGGTTTGGTAATCTAATATCACTTCTTACCGTTTCTAAATATTTGTGTACCCTTTATGCCAAAAATACTAGCCACCACAAGAATCCACAGGTTTGTAAACCAAGAAGGGAGCGACTGGAAATATTCAAAAAATAATTTTACTTTCTCCATAGCTTCGGGATCGTCTGACATCACTGCCCACATTAAAACAACTATTGGTGCAGAGATGATGACAAGTACAAATTCGTCCTTATAATCGTTTTGCCTGGCTTCTAAAAGTTTGCCCTGGTAAGCCTCCTCACCTCGAGCCATCTTTTCTGCATGCATTAACTGTGCATCAGACATTGCCATTTTTGTTTTTTGTCGATTTGCGTATATCTTACTACCTGCTTGTAGTGCTATTTTTGCTAAACTAAACCACGCCATTATAAACCTCCAAAGTTTTTTAATTCTTCTTTTTTCTCTTTAGCATGACAAATTTTAGATATCAACTTATCTACTTCCTCGATATGTTGTGGATGTTCACCAATTCCGACTGGATTGGTAAGGTATATTTTTATTGTAGCATCGCCATCAGCTATTTCAGCATCATACTTTTTATCTAAAGCGTCTAATATTGCTTTTGCAAAACTCATTTTACTCCAATAAATTTAAAACCTCTTATCGCCTTTCCTACTCCTTTTATCCCATCTGGTCGGTGAGGGCAAGTGCCTCTTCCACCTGTTTTCATTTTTACTGGAGGGACGATCGGATTTGGCCCTCGTTTTGGTGGAGGACCAAATCTGACACCGCCACTCTTATACGCCTTGAAAGGGAAAAAGTTAGACGCAGTAAAAGATTCAGTAGTTTTTTTAACAGGTATAATTGGTTTTTTCAACACTGGTTGTATTGAATCGTTTCCATTATCCCCTCCAGTCGGAGGAGTAGGTGCTCTTTTAGTAGGAACTGTATATATTGGAGATCCTGATAATCTTGCTTTTGCTATGTTTTTTTCTATTTGTGGAGTGGTTAATTGTTTAATTTTACCAGTAGCTCTTTTAGCTCCCTCATAAACTAATCCTAAACCTGAAACATCAAAAACTTTTTTTCCAACAGCACTAATAGTTGCCCCCACGTTAATTTTATTACCCCCTCCAGATCCTGATGATCCATTTCCTCTAGGTCCTTTGCCAATTGTTTTCGAACTATATGCTTGCCCACTTCCATTCTCTCCATAAGATGTTGATGTATATGATGATGCTGGCGTTGTACCGTAAGCCTCCCCTTCATAATCAAATCCACCTTTAGATTTTTTAATAACGCCTTTTAAAGTTCCCTTATTAGCTGATGCGTAAAAAACTCTATCAGCATCTTTACCGTATTGCTGTTTAAAAGACTTTTTTATTTTTTTACCTTTTTTTGTTAGCGGCATTTTTATCCTTTTGTACTTGAATTTTTTCTCTAGCAACTTTTATTCTCTCTGCTGCTTGATCTTCTTGGTTTTCTAACTTCATTTTTTGTATTTCAAGGTTTTCCTCGATCTCATTTTCTCTTATTTCATTAGAATCCATGTCTTGCATTGTTTTTCTTTGAACTTCCATCGCTCTTAAGTCTAATTCTCTTTGTTTAAGTGCAACTAGTGGGTCTCTATTAGTCTGAGTCTCTGCTTGTGCTAACTCTGTTGTAATTTCAGCTATTCTTCTAGCCACCATAGCATTGATTTGTATCTGTGCACCTTGTGGGTCCTGATTTATTAAAATTTGCATGTCCATATCCGCAGCTATTTGTGCACCAACCTCACCTTGAGCCTTCAAACTTACGTGTTGAGAGATGTGAGCTTGCAAGTTTGCATAAACCATTGGATTAATCTGTACCATTCTTGTAGCCATGAATGCTCTATGAGCTGTAATGTGTGCATCATGGTCTTGTTCAGGGAAAGCTTGCGGAATTTTCATCTGCATTGCTTCTAAATTTTCTATTGCAGGGTCTTTTGGTACAGGAACTTCGTCTGGTCTTAGTAAACTATCAATGTCTTTTGTTCCTAACGCTTCGTAAACTCTTCTGTATGCCTCTCTGATGTTGTGAAGACCAGGATTAGAGATTGCAATTTTTAAATTTTCGTTTGCAAGTGTAACTCTTTGTGCCATAGAGTAAATATTTGGGTCTGCTACTGGAATAACGTCTACTCTATCGTCAAAATCTTGCACTTTGATCATACGATCAGCACCATAAACTGAATATGGGTAGACGGGTGGTAGATAAACTGAAAAAATTTTACCTAAAAGTCTAAATTCTTTACGCATGGCGTAGTAACAACGCTTGTGAATTGCAGACATGACCCGTGATCCTCGTTCCAAGATTGCAATAGTGCTGCCTACTGCACGATTTTGTGCATCGTTACCGACAGACATGTCCGTAATAGCAGCGAACCTCTGACCAGCTTGCACGACAAAACCTAAAAGTTGGTATAATGTACCGCTTGGTTCTTTAAATGGTAAAATTTGAAACTGATCTTTGATGTTTCCGCCAGGTGCATCAACGTCTCTGAACTCACCAGGCTGAAAAGGCTGGTCATCATCCCTGATTCTGATACCACGGCTCTTGAACCCTGCTGGTAAATTGCTCAAAGTTCCCGCATCAAGCAACTGTCTTAAAGCTTGTGTGGCTGTTCTTGATAATCCACCAATCATATGTATTAAACCAAAACCATAAAAGCCTAATCCTGGTAAAAATTTGTAGTGAACAAAATATTCTTTTCGTTTTTTAGTTTCATCATCAATATCATAGTTTCTATAAATTGATAAAATCTCACCTGAACCTTCATCAATGGTTACAATGAAAGGAATTTTTATATCTTTTTCTGGGCTCTCTGATGTATACTCATTTAAATTTAGATCAACATGCATTTCTAAAATATTAAATCCATATTGTTTATCACCTGATGGTGTTACTCCCTCTAATTCTTGGTATTTTTTTTCTATATCAGTCATACCTGTTTGAACAGGTTTTAATTCTACATCTCTATAGAAGCCTGACTTCTGTTGTTTGATAATATCGTTCTCACTCATTCTAACAACGTGAGTAATTCTTTCGCATTCTAATAAATCGGTAGCGTAATACGGAACGACTAAATCTTCTGCCGGTACAAATTTTGCAACAGCCCTTTGCATAATTTCATCAAAGTAAATTTTTTTAAATGCAGATCCTGCTAATGGTAAATAGAATAACATTTGATCCATGTCTGGAGTGTACTCCTCCATTTTTTCTAATAACATGTAATTAAAAAATTCTTGTACTCTAGTAGCTTGATTAATTTTATCATCACTTTGAGCACCGACTACTTGTGCTCTAACAGGTCCATCTGATGGCACTAATTCTTTATAAGCTTGTGCTTGGAATTGCGTTACAGCTTCCGCTAACAAGGGATGAGTAACAGAAGCTGAACCCTTAAAAGGTCTAGTCATCTCGGTATATTTAAAACCTAACAAGTCTAAACCTTTTGTGTAACCAGTTTCCCAATCTTTTCTGGAAACTTTATCTCTTTTATATTCTTGTACTAAATCGCTAGACAGTTTGCTTAAAACTTCATTCGAAAGTCTTAATGCAACGTTTTCATAAAACTCATCAATAATTTCTGCTCGATCACGAATTTTTTCTGCTTCAGAAGTTTCGCCTTCAAGCTCAATATCGACTTCTTCGTTTGGAGTGTCAATTTCCAAATCCTCTGTAATTTTTTCGACTTCTGCCATTACATTAATTTTGTTGGTTTTACTCTAGCTAATCTTCCGCCTCTTGCTTTAATCATCTTACCTTTTTTTGCACCCATGCCAGCTCCAAAAGGATCGATTCCGAAAAATTCACTTTCTGGTACTACTTTCATACCTTTTGGAATTTTCGGTCTTAAAGGGTTACCACCTGGGATACCTCTTTTTTTTATGAAAGCAGGAACTCTTTGCTCATTCATTTTTGTTGCAAACATAGGTTTTGCTTCCATAGCACTTTTTTTGATAGCTCTGTTTGCTGCCATCTTGTCCATGCCCATTTTAGCACCTGCACCTAGAATTCCTAAAGCAAGAATTTTTTTGAGTCTTCGCTTAGTTTTTTTCTTCATATGTTCTCCTAATAGTATACGTATTTTCTATTTTTGTATCTTGTAACTTCATCTTCATCTGAATAAGTCGAAACAAAATATCCTTGCCGGTATCTTAACATAGCCTGCGTAGTACTATCAACATAATCGTCGTGTTCTCCATGAGGAAAAGCTGCACATTCCTCAATAACTTCTTCAGCAAATTTTTCATCCTTTGGATAATAAACTTGTCCAGACTCAAAAACAGGGGCAACGGCGTTGACCCGTGAGTGTTTGTCTTTTCCCCGTCCGGGTGTAAAATCCATTACAGGTATACCCATTCTCCTAAATTCTTGAAGCAAAGGTTGCCCCGAAGCTTTAGCCTCAATAATTGTAGTTTCAGGTTGCCAATATTTATATTGATCTAATGCAACTGCTTTTAACTCAGGAAAATCAAATCTTCCTCGAATAGCATCAATCAACATAATAGCATCAGCAGCACCGTCTTCAGGTTTAAATATTCCCCAAGTCGTTATCGCTGAATAGTCTGCTGTTTCTTTTTTAGAAAACGCTGTATCATAAGATTGTATTACATGTTTTAGTATTGGCATTTCGTAGGGCCAAGGAATCCACCAATCTCTTTTTATGATAGCCCCCTCCTCTGATGAAGGCTCTTGCATATATTGTGCCGACCAATTTCTCACGGACAACGATGCTTTAACTTTTTCTAATTCTTCTAAATTCCAATATTCTGGCCAAACAGGATTGCCACTTGGTAGTATTGCAGGGAATGAAATTTTTTGCCATTTATCTGCTTTAGGTTCAGATTCTGATTTTATTAATCGACCAGTTAAATCATCTTGTGCCCATCTCGTCATCACAAGTACAATTGAGCCTCCAGGTTGTAAACGCTGTCTTGGTCCAGAAAGATACCAATCAAAAGTTCTTTCCATAGCAGAATCAGATAATGAATCTTGTTCCGTGTGTGGGTCATCAATAATCAAAAGATCCGCCCCTCGTCCAGTAATAGAACCGCCTACCCCCGCTGCATAATATTCGCCACCTTGATTGGTCTCCCAACGTCCTTTTGCTTTTGAATCTTCTCGTAGTTTAACATCTCCAAAGATTTCTTTAAACTCTGCACTATCAATTAAATTTCTAACCTTTGCACCAAACCTTGCTGATAACTCTGCGTTGTGAGATACCTGCATTAATTTCATTTTTGGATTCTTTCCAATCATCCAAGCTGGAAAGTAAACAGAAGCAAATTCAGATTTTGTATGTCTTGGAGGCATATTTACTATTAATCTGCCTTTTTTATTTTTAGCTATATTTGTAAATTCATGAGCGATATGCTGATGGTGGCCCCATCTATTTGGGTCCTTATCTGTTCTACATATAAACTCTGGCCAAACATTCATTACAAAATATAAGAAGTTGTCCTGACATAGTTTAATATGTTCTATCCAGGTTCTCTCTACCTTCAATCGTAATTGATCTGTTGTTAATAAATTTGTGTCAGACATGAT